CTTTTCTTAACTAAGCCCAACTACTAAGTAAGACCTACCTAGTTAAGTATAGGCCCGATGCTGTACACAAAGGCCAAAGTGTATGGTACTCGCACCCTAGAACTACTAGCCTCTTTCAAAGTGTTAGCTTACTAACTTAAGCCAAACATCTAATGGAGGATTTTATCATGGCTTTTTCATCAGCGTCAGGTTACGGCAATTTACCTAATGGTAATTTTAGCCCAGTAATCTACTCCAAACAGGTACAGCTTGCTTTCCGCAAGAGTACTGTTGTAGGAGAAATAACTAACTCCGATTATTTCGGAGAGATAAGCGCACAAGGGGATACGGTTCAGATTATCAAAGAACCTGAAATCTCAGTGCAAGCTTATACACGTGGCACAACTGTCACAGCACAAGACTTAGACGATGAGGACTTTCAGTTAACTATTGACAAAGCGAACTACTTTGCTTTTAAGATGGATGACATCGAGGAAGCCCACAGTCACGTAAACTTTATGCAACTTGCAACAGATCGTGCAGCATATCGTCTAAAAGATCAGTATGACCAAGACGTGCTTGGATACCTTTCTGGTTTCAAACAGTCAGCATTACACTCAGGAGCAGATACAGCTAACACAACTGTAAATGGTTCTAAGTCTGTTACCACTGCTGGTTCAGATGAATTGTTGACATCAATGAAACTACGTAAGGACTCATTTGGCAATATTACAACAAGTTCTGCAGGGGATCACTCTATCCCATTAGCAGCACGTTTGCCAGGTGCGACAGCACTACCAACAGCAACAGCTTCACCAGCAATGGTTGTAGCTCGTATGGCTCGTTTGCTAGATCAACAACAAGTTGATACAGATGGCAGATGGCTTGTTGTTGACCCTGTGTTTATGGAGCTACTTCGTGATGAAGACTCACGCTTCTTAAATGCTGACTTCGGTGAGTCTGGTGGTCTTCGTAACGGTCTTGTAGTCAACAGCTTTCACGGCTTCCGTATGTACGTGTCTTCAAACCTACCAGCAGTAGGAACAGGGCCAGGTACAACAGGATCAGCAAACCAAAACGCTAATTTTGGTGTGATCGTTGGTGGACATGACTCAGCAGTAGCAACTGCAGAGCAGATCAACAAAACAGAATCATATCGTGACCCTGATTCATTCAGTGACATTGTTCGTGGTATGCACCTATATGGTAGAAAGATCCTTCGTCCAGAAGGTATTGTAACAGCTAAGTACAACGCAGCGTAAGAAGGGAGATTGAACAATGGCTACTATTTCAATGAGCACAAACTCAGCCTCTACTTCCAACAATGGCGGTACTGGCAATAAGCAGCTTCGTGGCAGCTTAGTTACTTTGCAGAACGATATAGATCTTGCAGATGCTATATTACAAAACGGTGGTACTGCACTAGCAGCCAATGATATCATTGAGGCTATTGCTGTTCCTGCAAACACTTTGATCCTACATGCAGGTTTTGAAGTTGTAACTGCAATGGCAGGTACTACTACAGACTCCTCGATTCACGTAGGTATCACAGGAACAGACGTAGACATTTTTGCTACGGCATTTGATCTTGACGGTGCATCAGTAGGAGATCACACTCCTGCTATTACATCTTCAGGTGTATGTTCTAACCTACCATCGTTTACTGCAGCAGCAGACACTATTGACGTAGAGATTCATGCGTCAGGTGGAACCATCACTGGTGGTATCATACGTGTGTACGCTGTCTGTATAATGATGGATGACGTATCACAGTCAACATCTGCTAATGAAGTAGATCGTGATCTACTAGCATAATACTTTGGGGGCTGGGCAACTGGCCCCCTTATTACATATTAGGAAGTACTTATGGCAGAAACATTTCTTACACTGACAAACAAAACACTAGTTAGGATGAATGAGGTAGAACTTACTTCTTCTAACTTTGCAAGTCCAAGAGGCGTACAAACACAGTGTCAGAATGCTGTCAATGAATCCATAAGATATATTAATCAGAGAGAGTTTGCTTATCCTTTTAACCACGCATCAAACTCCTCTACACTTACTCCTGGTGTTTCTAAATACACTGTGCCAACAAGTACAAAGTATATAGACTACAACACAGCAAGAATAAAAAAAGATGAAGATTTAAGTTCAGCAGGTAATAGTCTGACTAAACTAAACTACAACGAATACATATCAAGAGACTACGCTGTACAAGAGGATGACGTTTCATCTACAACCGTCAATGCAACAGATGGTTTATCAGCAGCAGTCACTACAATAACAGTTGCATCTACCACAGGGTTTGATTCTACAGGCACTCTGTTTATAGGTGGAGAGCAAATAACTTACACAGGTATATCAGGTAATGATTTTACAGGATGTACTAGAGGTGCAAACAGCACAACAGCAGCAGCTATTGCAAACAGCACAACAGTTACACAGTTTTCAAAAGGCGGTATCCCTAGATTTATAGTACGTACTCCAGATAACAATTATATACTGTACCCTTTCCCTGATAAACAATATACACTAGTCTTTGATTACTTTACATTTCCCTCTGACTTATCTGCATCTACAGACACAACCACAATACCTGACAGGTTTGCAAGTGTTGTAGTAGATGGTGCAGTAGCCTACGTATATCAGTATCGTGGAGAGATACAACAATATCAAGTAAACTTTGAACGATTTCAACAAGGCATAAAAAATATGCAAACACTTGTAATAAACAAATACGACTACGTAAGATCTACATTAATGGGCGGTGCGACAACAACGTATAATCCTGTACTAAGAGTATCTTAAAATGCCAGATACATCAACACTACAACCAGCAGCTTTTAACTGTGAGGGTGGGCTAGTTTTAAACAGGTCCACCTTTCTTATGCAGCCAGGTGAAGCTTTAGTTTTAGAAAACTTTGAGCCTGACGTTGAGGGTGGTTACAGACGTATAAATGGTTTTCGTAAGTATGTTAATCAGGTAGTACCCCAAACTGCTAACTCAACTGAAAAAGTTTTAATGTCAGTTAGATTTGCAGATAGAGTGGTTGCAGCTAGAGGCGAAAGAATATACAGTGCAGGTTCTACAGAACTATCACAGAAAATATTATCTACAACTTCTATGTCGGGATCAGGTACACTAAACGTAGACTCCACTGCAGGTTTTGCATCTAGCGGCACATTATTAATAAACAGTGAAGAGTTTACTTACACAGGTATAACCAGCACAACCTTTACTGGTGTTACTAGATCTACATCAAGCACAACTGCAGCCAATCACGCAATAGACGATGCTGTGTCAGAGAACTGGACACAGAGAGATACAAGTAGAACCAGCGCAGACAAGTATGACTTTGAAAGATTTAACTTTGATGGTAACGAAAAACTAATATGTGTAGATGGTGCAAACGCCCCTGTAGTATTTAACTCATCAATGACAGCTACAGATATAAGCGAAAGCACTGTGGCAGGATCAAAATTTGTAGCTGCTTTTAGAAACCATATGTTCTACGCAGGTAAATCTACAACAGCATCAACTATAGTATTTAGTGAGCCATTTGATGAAGATGGTTTTAACTCAGGAGATGGAGCTGGTAGTATCAATGTAGACGATACTATAGTAGGACTAAAAGTTTTTCGTGATAACTTATTTATATTCTGCGAAAATAGAATATTTAAACTGACAGGTTCTGCACTAGCTAACTTTGCTGTAGAACCTGTAACTAGAAACATAGGTTGTGTAAACGGTAATACTATCCAAGAGTTTGCAGGTGATCTAATCTTTCTTGGACCAGATGGTTTACGAACTGTTGCTGGTACTGCTAGGATTGGTGACGTTGAACTAGGTACTATATCTAAGAACGTACAATCTTTGTTTGACGAAAACATAACTGACTCTAGTATTTTTGAAAGTGTAGTTATACCAGACAAGACACAGTACAGAATATTCTTTACAAAGGATACTGTTTCAGCAAAAAGAACTAAGGGTGTCATCTGCGTTATGAAAGGTGATGGCTTTGAGTTCTCTGAGTCACTAGGCATTAAACCGTCATGTTCAGATACCCATGTAGAAGCAGGAGATGTAATAGTTATACACGGTGGTTTTGATGGATTTGTACATAGGCAAGAAAAAGGTAATAGCTTTGATGGTACAGCTATACTAGGCAGATACAGAAGTCCAGATTTAAACTTTGGAGATGTAGGTGTAAGAAAAACAATGCACAGAGTTATTCTTAACTACAAGCCTGAAGCTAACATCAGCGCAGATTTACTTTTAAGATACGACAACGATAGTGTGGGTGCATCAAGACCTGCAGCTTACAGTTTAACAACCGCCACAGTGGGAGCGCAGTATGGTACTGCTGTTTATAGTACCGCCTCTTCTACTACACAATTTGTTTATGGCGGTGGTTCACAGCCTCTAGTAAGACAACCTGTAGAGGGTTCAGGTTTTACTGTTGCGCTAAAGGTAGATGATAGTGGTGAATCTCCACCATATTCACTAAAGGGATTTCAATTAGAATATCAAGTAGGAGCTAGACGCTAATGGGTGCTAATTACACAAGACAGTCAACTTATACAGAGGGTGACATAATCCAAGCATCAGACACGAATGACGAGTTTGATCAGCTTCTTGCTGCATTTGCTGCTAGTACAGGACACACACACGATGGTACAACAGGAGAAGGTGGCCCTATTAGTACACTAGCAGGGCATGGAATAACCTTTGGTGCTGGCACTGCTGGTACAGACATTACAATTACCTTTGATGGCGAGACTAATGACGGTGTACTAAAATGGATGGAAGACGAGGATTACTTTGAGTTTTCTGATGATATACTTATTGCTTCGACAGAAAAGATACAGTTTCGTGATACTGCTATTTCTATTAACTCTAGTACTGATGGTCAGCTTGATATTGTTGCTGATACTTTGGTTCAAGTTGCCAGTGCTGCATTTACTGTGGACGCAAGTGGAGACATAACTTTAGATGCAGGTGGAGCAGACGTTGTACTAAAAGATGATGGAACTACGTTTGGTAGTTTGACTAACAGCAGTGGTGAGCTTGTAATAAAGTCTGGATCAACACCAACAGCAGCATTGACATTTAGTGGTGCTAATATTACTGCAGAGGGTAACTTAACTGTAGATGGTAACTTAGATGTAACAGGCACATTTGATCTTAGTGACTCTAACTTTACCAACGCAGGTAACATACAACTAGACAGTATCTCTGGAGATGCAGATACTAACACGAGCATTACGTTTAGCGGATCTGATGTAATTACAGTTGCGACAGGTGGCACTACATCTTTCACTGTAGATGCAAATCAAAACATTTTGATGAACGCTGCACAGAAAGTACAGTTTAGAGATACTGCACTTACTATCCACTCCAGCGCAGACGGTCAACTAGATATCAATGCTGATACTGAGCTTGAGATAACAGCACCTACTGTTGACATTAATGCTAGTAGCGGAGTAGACATCAGTGCTAACTTAACTGTTGGCGGTACTACCACACTTGGAGCTACATCTTTTGGAGATGCTAATATTACAAACGTAGGTAGTATTGCTCTTGACACCATTACTAACGATGGAACTGATATTACTTTAGATTCAGGCGGTGACATTATACTAGACGCTGCAGGTAACGAAGTATTTTTTAAAGCCTCTGGTACAACAATACTTGAACTTAAAAACGATTCTACTGACGCAGTATTTACAGTAAGCACAGCAGACAAAAATTTTACTATTAAAGGCACAGATGGTTCTAGTGCTATTACTGCTCTTGATATTGATATGGCTCTTGCAGGTAAGGCTACATTTAACGGTGATGTAGTTGTGGGTGGTGATCTTACTATCACTGGTGATGATCTTGTAATGGGTACTAACACTTCAGGTGCTTTGCTTATTGCAGATGGCACAAACTTTAATCCTACTGTCGTGGGTGATTTATCTGAGATTAGTACGGTAGCTAACGATGACGTGTTTCTTGCTGTAGATACATCTGGTGGTGGTCTTAAAAAGATTACACGTAGTACCATAATATCAGGTCTTGCCGTATCTGGTTCATCCATAGCTAACGTAGTAGAAGATACTACACCACAGCTAGGTGGTTCTCTAGATGTTAACGGAGAGGACATTGTATCTGTATCAAACGGTAACATTACTATCACACCAAATGGTTCAGGTGTTGTTAGAATAGATGGCTCTAATGGTATTGATATGCAGTCAGGTGCTATCTCTATTAAGAACTCTGGATCACAGTCATATGTTAGATTTTACTGTGAGTCTAGCAACGCACACTATGCTCAACTACAAGCTCCTGCTCACTCAGCATTTAGTGGAAACATAACACTAACACTACCTGCCACTACAGATACGTTAGTAGGTAAGACCACTACAGATACACTAACAAACAAAACATTTGGTGACAATGTAAGCTTTGGTGATAACAACATCACTAACGTTGGTGACATTGCACTGGACTCTATTAGTGCTGACGCTACAGATATTAACGTGGCTGTCACTGATAACTCAGCCACTGCATTTACAATCAAACAAGGATCAGATGCTTATCTTATAATTGATACGGCTAACAGCAGTGAGTCTGTATCTATTGGTACAGGTATATCTGGTACAGCTATTACATTAGGTCACAGCACCTCAGAAGTTACAGTAGCAGACAATCTTACAGTTACAGGTGACTTGACTGTATCAGGTACAACTGTAACGGTAAACTCTACTACTGTAAATCTTAACGATCACAACATTGTTCTTGACAGTGGTAACAGTACATCTGCTGTAGTTAATGGTGCAGGTATTACGATAGAGGGCGGTAGTGGTGACGATGCTACGTTTACTTACAATACTACAGGTCCAAAGTTTGAGTTAAAGCTGGGTTCTAATCACGAGGACTTACAGGTTGATCAACTTATAGCAGCATCTTTAGATATATCTGGTAACGTAGATGTAGACGGTACACTTGAAGCAGATGCAATTACAGTAAACGGAACTGCTCTTAATACAGTTATAGCAGGTGTTACTGTCACAGACGCAACAAACTCTGCACACGTACTCGTTACAGATAATGAAAACACAAACGAAAATAACTTAATTACATTTGTAGAAAACGCCACATCTAGCACAGGTAATGTTGGCCTAGAAATGGATGGCGATTTAACCTACAACCCAAGCACAGGTAACTTAACAACAACAAAAGTTACAGCTAACGGTGGTGTAGTTGTTGACAACATAACTATTGATGGCACAGAGATTGATCTTAGCTCTGGAGACTTGACAGTTGATGTAGCTGGTGATATAATACTAGATGCAGGTGGTGGTGATATAAAGTTTGCTGCTGCAGGTACAGAGATACTCAGTGTCACTAACTCATCTAGTGATGTAATTATTAAACCTATCGTAGATGAAAAAGATATAATCTTTCAACAACGAGATGGTACAGAGGTAGCTAGGATAGAGGACAATGGTACGTTTAACGTTG